CATTCTATCGAACGGATTCTTGTTCATCGGCGAATACTGATTGAACAACGCGTGCGATCTTTGCGTCGGATACTTGCGCCGGCCGATCAATTGAAATATGACCGGCTTTATACAATCCCACAATCCCCGACATCAACAAGTCGAAGTGACCGCCCGATCCGTCTTTTTGCACAACTTTCAAAACATCATCGGAAGGATATTCAAGCACTTGACTGTACATCGCCCGGGATCTGATAGTGATCAATCGATCGACGAATAATCGTTTTCCATGAAGGAACATATCCGGCTTTGTTTTCAAGTTTGTATTGACACCGTATTCATACGCCGGTGATCCGTCAGCTTCAAGACCTTTTTCGATTCGATAAATGTTGTTATACACCGGACGCATGAACGCGATGATTTCATTCCCGGGATAGTTGTTTTCCGGAATCACGATCGCGTTGTTGTAGCGTTGCCCGAGATTCGCGAGAATCTTTGCAAATTCTTCCGGCTTGATTCGCTTTGATTTGAAGTTCGCAACTTCTTCATATCGCAACCCGGACGTTTTCCACACCGTCGCGGAAGATTCATCTGCGCCAACACCTTTCGCGCCGTCAACACCAATCAGATACACTTCATTTGAAAGTGCTTCTTCAATGATCAGCAACCCTTCAGCGGTTCGTGTCGATTCACCAATCAATCGTTCTTCATCAATGTACGCGAGAATCTGATCATCAAAGTACACACTCGATCGTTTCGGATTGTTCAAATATTCCGTTTCAAAGTTTTCGGAATTGCGTTGAATCGATTCAATTGATTTGCGAACGATACCTTGTTTTGAAAGTTCCCGTTCTTCTTCATCTGATCGACAATACTTCCCCGGCCACGTTGGTTTCCCGATCCCGTCGAGAATCGGAATATCGAGAATGAACACCCCGGGATCATCTTTATATTTGCGAAGCATACGCGCCACGTTCCCGCGTAACGATAAGAAGTTGCCAAGAAGCAACCAATACCCGGAAATCTGATCCATACCGTCGATTGTGGCGTTCATTACTGATTCAATGCTTTGCGTCGCGGCAATTGATCGAACAGTGTTTTCGTTTTCAATATCATCAAAGATAGTTTTTTTCGGACGTTTGTTTTCGATCTCGCCGGTTTCATCGATATCAAGTTGCACCGCACCACGTTTTGATTTTCGAGCTGAAGACGCGGAATATGTCACGCCGGTTGTCGTGGTGAACTTCGACATAGTTTGCGATTCTTTTTTCTTGCTCGATGTTTCCTGTGAGATTGTGTTCGGGAAATATTTTGCAATCTTCGAGAATGCAAAAGTGTTGAACATATCCATATTGAACTGATCGGAAGATGATCCGTCTTCCGATACCACGTTTATATAATCAACAAGATCTTTCAAATACAATGTCAGATATGTTTCATTGAATTTCACTCGCGTTGTTTTTGCACATTCACGATATCCAATAATAATCATACCGTGATATTTCGGACGGCCGTGATTCAAATACGAATGCACCTGTTCAGCGTGCGCGCGATCAATTTTCTTGTGATCTTTAGAATCTTCAAACTTCAGTGATCCATAAAACATCAACCGAATGAAGATACGAATTTTTTCGTATATCTGATCGACCGAATCAGTTGCTTCCGGACGCAAGACGCGAGCAACAACCGCGGCTGATTCCGCTTCACCTTTTTCGGCCGCTATAATGACCGGTTCAAATTTATCCCGGTTGATCATTTTCTAAAATATCGGCGGCTTTGCCTTCAACAACACCGGTTGCAATCTTTTCACCCTTTGTTGTCAGATCAGTTTCAGTTCGATCGACCCATTTGAAATTGTTCTTCAAGTTGAAGATGATTCCGGTGACTTGTGATTGACGGTGAAGCCCTTCTTCATTGTAGTTTTCAATGATTTGCTTCGCCTTTTTTATAGCGTTGGAAAATTTCTTGCGATTTTCATTGTTTTCGTAGTCGAGCAAAACGTCGCGGCTTGTATCAAGATGAACCGCAAGCCCCGTGACGGTAAACGGACGAATTTGTGTATATGTAAAATTGCCTTCGCGGTCAAGAATTGGTTCATCAATGAATTCAGCTTCTTTTTCACTTTTCACTTTTCGAAAACGCTGTTCAAAGCATGAATTGAAATATGACTGGATTTCATCTTCGAGATCAGCGGGATCTTCCCATTTATTCGGACGACCAACACGGCGGATCTGAGGAATGGCCATTGCGCGTTCATACTCGATTTTTCTTGACATACCACAATTGTATCACGTCAAAAGAACTGTGACGTAATTTGCAACTTATTCTGTGAGCAATAAGAAGTGTCACACATCAAAACGCCTAAGAACAACGGTATTTTGAATATTTCAAAGTTGAAGTGTGCCACCTGTGACAGCGTGTGACAGCAAAAGTGTTGAAAACCAACAGTATTTTAGAGGTGTCACTACTGTCACACTACTTTCTATAAACTATTCTTTTTAATATAACACCTATACACGAAAGTCTTTGGAAGTGCCTGTGACAGTGTGACAGTGTGACACCCCGTAGAAAAACCTTTGTATACAAGGCTATAATCAACAAAACAGGTGTCACACCATGTGTGACACCTGCCTGTGACGTGTGACACTTTCGCGTTTCACGTGGCACATTTCAGTATTATGAAATCAATCTTCTTCAAAGTCTAGTGCAACACCCGATACATACGGACACGCCCGATCTGTTTCAATAGTTGGAAACCATTTCCGAATTCGCACCCCGTCAACCCGCCTTTGTGAGTATTCCAATTTCAACACCCCTTTCAATATAGACTTCGCCCGCCATTCAAACATTCGATCAATCACCGGACTGCGCCGATCTTCCGGAATGTTTCGATACACATAATCATAGACATCTTGAATCGATATCCCTTCCCCGCGATAATCCGGCTTCATTGTCTGATACATCGCAATTACCGTATCTTCAAGTGAATCAGCCACCCGGCTTTGTTCTTGCCATTCACGCGCCACATCTTCCGGATAGATCCACGTTGGTTCTTCACGCCGCGCGTATGCTTCAGCAAATAATTGATCTCGATGTTCCTTCAACCATTCAGTATCAGCGTTGTGATTTTCCGGCATTTTTACAATCAACCACCGGCGATTCCCGGTGTCGTCCTTCAAATATTCTGTATCGTTGGTAGTCATGCAAAACACACATTGTCGCGGGTGTTCTTCATCTGATCGTGCGTACGGTGCGCGGTATTTGTCGTGTGTGCGCGTGATAATGGCCTTCAGTGCCTTTGTTTCCGATCGATTCAATGTTTCCCCTTCAGAAAATTCCACGATCGATCGACCGTCAAATTGCATGAGAAAATCTTTTGAATCAGCCCGAATGGTTGTTTCAACGTGCAACTTCCCGCCACCAAGAACAGAAAAAGAAGTTGTCTTGCGCGTCCCTTGCCCGCCTTGGATTACCAGTACGTGATCGTACTTTGTCCCCGGCCACACCAGACGTTGCACCATTGCTCGCAACCAGTTCGATCCGATCGCCCGATGATATTCGTCAGATTCCACACCGTAGACCGTGGGAATCCAATTATCGAGCCGTGGCACGCCGTCCCATTCAAGTTCCTTCAACCAGTCAACCACGGAATTGTATTCACAATCATGCGCGCGCCGGTTGATCGCGTCTTCAACTACCTTCTTTGAAATTCCGTTCAGATCGAGATCTCGTTGCAACCACATTTGCGCGGTGACGATATCTTCATCTTTCAGTTCCTTCCCGCGGAATGTCATTTGTTTTTGAAACGTGTCGTATTTGAATGCGTCGATCCAATCAGAATGCGAAGCAAATGCGAACACGGCGTTTGTCACATCTTTGTACGTGTTCCCGCGGTTGCCGCGAAGTTTCATTTTGATTGCTTCGATGTCCGACATTTGAAATGGCGATTCAATCAGCTTGCGAGTTTCTTCAGTATTCACCCGGCCGATCTTTTCTTTCGTCGCGATTGATTCAAACGTGCGCTTCAGTTCATCGTGCGGAAGTGGCGGCACATACGTTGCATTGATTTTTTCAATCACCGGCCACACTTGCGCGATCCACAATCCTTCCGGAACGGTTGCCAACATTGAACCGATCACTTTCGTCATTGAATCGTTGCGCCCGCCGGACGTGACCCCGACGTTTTCGTTCAATGAGAATGAACCGATCGAGCCGGACTTCTTTGAAGTCTTGCCGCCGTTGAACATGGCAATCGGGAAGTTTGCAAACGTGCCGCCTGTACCTTCTTTCAGTTCATAGCCGGTTGACGGCGGTGCGACGACATACCCGCCGTCGTTTCTGATATCAACCCCGGGAAGATTGTTCCACCCGCGAGCGACGTTTTTGATTCCGTCTTGATAGTCATAATATAAATGTGAACCGCCGGAAGGTGTCGATACTTCATACGTCGCCGGGAAATTCGCCGGTGTCATATGCGGTTTGTCCTTCACGTCGATATCAACCACGGTGATATTTGAGATCTTCCCGGTCACAATACCAATGTTTGCTTCCGGCCACTTCTTGAACCACGCTTCAATTTCTTCCGGTTCGGCGATCCTGTTTTCAAATTCACGCCACTTGATAAGCGGTACTTTGTCGCTACCGACGGGTATCACCGAAAAACCTTTCGTCATTGCATATTCTAGTGCCTTGTTTTTTACCGCCACACCAACGGTCGATGATTGCTCTTTCATACTCGCAATTGTAGCACACGCCTGTTCACCGGATTGTACACACCCTGTGAACAAATCGTTCGCGCGGTATGTGTTACAATATCCACATGAAAGAATATGAACGCGACAAACGCGATGAGTTGATTTGGGCAATCATCGAACAGGGATACTCACAACAATCAATTGCTCGAATGTTTAATTTATCAAAAGCCCGGGTGTCAGTAATAGCAAACGATCGGCCGGGTGATTGGAAGTCACCGTGGGTGAAACTAAAAGTGAAATGTGTATGTCAGAAATAATGCAACCACCGATCGCGGAATTCAAAGCTACCCCACGGCCGGCGAATTGCGGCCTGTGGATCGAGTGTTATTTGCATACGTTCAAAGATCGATCAGTTCCAAAAACTGAAATCGTCGAAGCCGCTATTTCACGAAACTATTCAAGCGATCAGATACAAGCGGCGTTGAATTATTTGAAGCACGCGTTTGAAAAGAATCACATTGCAAACTATTGGGTGTCAAAAGATACCAAAGAAGAAACCCGCGGGGAATATTGGCGTTGGTGCGATATGACGATCGAACAACATGCGAGCCGCGTTGATGATTTCCTGTGGTTTGAATCACTTCCCGGATAATATGTCAGTCAACAAAATCGACATCAACGCATTGAACAGACGAATAGAAATGAAACGCGAGATCAAAGCAATCCCGCGGATCGTGAATCGAAAAGGCCAACACTTCGCACATTTAGTCGCGGAAATAAAAAGAAAATATGAATAATTTCAAAGCAAAAAGAAATACCGACGGGGAAGTTCAACCGGAAACAATCGGGATCACAATTTTCGCGATTCTACTGATCAGCGGATTGATTTTCTTTTCAATAAAAAATGCACCCGATCCCGAACCGCAAATCAGCACGTGGAATTCGGAACACTGTTTGAAAACGGTGATCCCGGCCAACGGCGGGATTCTCGAAGAAGCAACCGCGGGGGATTATTCATATACATTGATTGCCGTCCCGGACGGAACAATTGAAGTTTGGGAAGATCGGCCGTGTGAGTAAACAAAACGATCCGTCCGACGGGACGTTATAAAATCGCAACCAACTAGCAATCAATAAAAATACAATATGATAATTTCAAAATACGCATTATTCGAACGAATGCAATCAGCATTTTCAGAACACCACCCGAAATTCCCGTGGCCGAAACGTCACGATCTGATTGATCAGACACCGGAATTTCAAAAAGCCTTCGATGAATTTTGTGACTACGTTGAACAAACAACGCGCGAGCTTGTAATCGATCACAAGCAAATCGAAATTGACCACTATGTTGACATCATCAAAGCAAAAGATGAATTGATCCGGAAGAAACGCAATGGTGCAATCTTCCCGTGGTTCTTGATCGGAATTATGATCGGATCGTTCGTGTTGGGTGCAATTCTCGCGACAATGTAATGAAGCTATACGATCATCAAGCTGAAGTTGTAGCCGAAAAAGACCGCGCCGATCGTGCGCGGTTCGGCAATTGGCGCGGTACAGGATCGGGGAAAACTCGAACCACCGTTGCCATTGCAACCGGTGTCACCGTGGTGATTTGTCCGAAAACACAAGCCGATGAAGGGATTTGGAAAAAAGAATGGTTGTTTCAAAATCGAGATCCCGATCAGTTGATCGTTTGGTCAAAAGAACAGTTCAAAAAACAAATGTCAATCGATCCGGCCGGGATAGCCGGAATGCTCGGGTGCGACACGCTGATCATCGATGAAGCCCACACCGTCGCCGGTGTGCAACCTATGACGCGACAAAAGAATTATGTGAAGTTCCCGAAAACGTCGCAAATATATGACGCGGTGAAACTGTTCGTTGATATGTATCAACCGAAACAAGTTCACCCACTCACGGCCACACCCGCACCGAACCCGCTTGCGGTGTATGCGCTTGGAACGATCATCGGCCGATCGTGGGATTATTTCAAGTTCCGGGAAACCTTCTATATTGAAAAGAAGATCCGCGGCCGGACGTTGTATCTTGTGAATCGAAGCAAGGCCAACAAAGAATTGCTACTGAAGACCATTCGCATGGTCGGGTACACCGGAACGCTTCAAGATTGGTTTGACGTGCCGGAACAGACATTCCACACGCACGTTGTCGGGACTACGCTTGCACAAGAATCTTCATATCGCGAGCTTCGATTGTTGTATCCCGATCCGCTAGTACAAGCCGGAAAGCGGCAAATGCTTGAACAAGGTTTATTTGAAGGGAAGCCGGTGAAGGAAAACAAAACGGAAGCAATCGAATATTATCTCGAACAGTTCAACAAAGTTGTTGTGTTCGCAAGATATACCGATCAGATCAGAATGTATCGGGAACACTTCGAGAAAAAAGGAATCCCGGTGTACACATTGACCGGTGCAACCAAACACCGCAAAGAACTGATTCAAGACGCGCAAAATGCCGAACAGTGCGTTTTCATCGCACAATCGAGCATATCGGCCGGTTGGGAATTGCCGGACTTCCCTTGCATGATATTCGCGTCAATGGACTATTCATTCGTGAACTACGATCAAGCAATCGGCCGGATCTTGCGTGCGAATCACTTGAAGAAGAATCTGTATGTGTTTTTGATAGCCGGTGACGGTGATCAAACGGTGATGAAAACGGTTCATAATAAAGAAGCATTTTCGAGCGAATCGGCGTTCCTTCGAAAGTACGGAAAACAACTATGCGAAAACAAGAAGCTGAAATCACCCCACACGTGAACAAATGGTGCTTGAAATGGCTTCCGGAATCGACCCCGTGGGACGTAAAGCACACCCGCGGAAAAGACCGGTTTGATTTGAGTGAACTATACGATCATCAACTTGACTATATGCTCGCGGCGACAACGCCGCACGGTTTTGTATTCAAAATTGAAGACGCGGGATATCGACACCCGCCGTGCGATACGGTGATGTATAAAAATGCCAAGAACGCCGGTTTTGCGATTGTATATCCGGAAACTGTTTTCTATATTCGCGCACTTGATATTGAACTGATCACCACACCTTCGATCAGCTTCAAAGTCGCTGAAGCAATTGCAATCAATAGTATTGCAAGACTTCAGCTTCCAAAATGATATACTGTGGGTGTCATTTTTTATTGAATGATTGCTCTACGTTGTAAAAAAAACACCCTTGCGGGTGCTTTTTTTTGTTCACTATATAGTGAAGCGAAGTGATCAGCTTGCAATATTACGCTTGCGGCGTTGGTGCTTCCGGTGAAGGCGCACTCGCTACCGCTTCCGGTGTAGCGGGATTCGGCTGTGCTGATTCAAACGGCAAATCGTTTGCGGCTTGCGGTGTTGCCACCGGTTGTGCCGCCTGTGTTGCGGGACTTTCACTTCCCGATTCACTTGACGCTGTTTGATCAGACGTGTTTGAAGTTTGTTCAACCGCTTTTTTGTCGATTGTTTCTAGTTCAAGCACGGTTTTTTGTGCTTCGTTTTCCGGCAAGTTTTGACCGTAAAATTCGAATTGCTTCGTTGGATTATGGCCTTTTACTTGTGGCGGCAAAGATTTTGCAAACACAACTTTCACGGGATCGTTCAATCGAAGATGATTGGTTTTATCGAGAACGAAATCAACATATTTGATTCCGACGTTTACGAATTCACCTTCCGGTGTTTCGAGCGTGATCACACGTTGATCCGGGAAATCGCCCGATCCTTTCTTGAAGAACACGTCGCGAATGAACCCTTGATAAGAATCGCCGACGTTGGTGAATTT